ATGCTGCTCGGCCTGCCGGGCGACAACACCTATGCCAATTATGCCGAGGCGCACCGGGCATTCTACCGGCTGACCGTCCTGCCGCTGGTGTCGAAGACCATGGCGGCGGTCTCGGGCTGGCTGCCCGGCCATTACGGCGCGAAGTTCCAGATCAAGGCGGATTACGACAACATTCCCGCGCTGGCCGAGGAGCGCGAGGCGCTGTGGCGGCGGATCGAGCAGGCGAGCTTCCTGACCGATGCGGAGAAGCGCCAGATGCTGGGCTTTCCGCGGACGTCCGAGGACTGATGCGCGGCACCGGCACCAAGGGGGGCGGGTCGCGGTTCCTCTACGAGCCGTTCGACGTCGCCTCGGCCCGGATCGAGGTGCACGAGCGCATCCACGAGGAACGCTGGACCCAGCTGGAACGCCGCCTGAACCACATCGAGACGACGCTCGACCGGCTGGAGAAGCGCATCTGGCTGGCGGTCTATGGCGCGGCCTCGATGATCCTGGCCGACATCGCCTACGGGCTCATCACCAAAGCCATCCCCTGAGGGAGTGATCCATGACCTACGGACCGGGCGGCCTGTCGCCCTTGGAGACGAAATTCCGCAAGTTCGACGGCGAGCTCGCCCTGAAGGACGGCGCGCAGATCGAGGGCTATGCGAGCCTCTTCGGCGCCGAGGATCAGGGCGGCGACGTGGTGCGGACCGGCGCCTATGCGGCCTCGCTGAACCGGCTGGGCAAGGCGGGTCGCGGGGTGAAGATGCTGTGGCAGCACGACCCGACCCGGCCGATCGGCGTTTGGGACGAGGTGCGCGAGGACGCGCGCGGCCTTTACGTCAAGGGCCGGCTCCTGCTGGAGGTGCAGGCTGCGCGCGAAGCGCATGTGCTGCTGCAGGCCGGCGCGATCGACGGCCTTTCGATCGGATACCGCACGCTGCGCTCGGAGAAGAGCGCGGGCGGGCGGATCCTGCATGAAGTCGAGCTCTGGGAAGTGTCGCTGGTGACGTTCCCGATGCTCCCCGAAGCGCGTGTCCGGGCCCGGACTGAGGACGAGGACGACCTGGCCCTGGCCCGAACACTGGCAGAGACGTTCCGCGAAGCCAGACACCTGCTGGCGTGACCTGGTCGCCGGCGCATCCCAAGCCATCAGACAGGAAATCTTGATGCAGAACCCTGAATCCCGTGCCCGGGGCGGCGATGCCGAGCCCGGTCACAGCCCGCATCTGGAGGTCAAGGCGGCGTTGTCCGGCTTCCTGAGCGAATTTCACGCCTTTCAGACCGAACTCAAGTCGAAACTCAAGGAACAGGAAGCCCGTTTGGCCATGCTCGACCGCAAATCCATCGCCATGTCCCGCCCGCCGCTGTCGCAGGCCGCGGAGACCGAACTGCCGCACAAGAAGGCGTTCGGCGCCTATCTGCGCACCGGCGAGGATGCCGGCCTGCGCGGCCTGACCATCGAGGAGAAGGCGCTGTCGACGGCGGTGGCGGCGGACGGCGGCTATCTGGTCGATCCCCAGACCGCGGCGCAGATCGTCGGCGTGCTGCGCAGCTCGGCCTCGATCCGCACCATCGCCAACGTGGTGAACGTCGAGGCGAGTGCCTTCGACGTGCTGGTCGACCATTCCGACATCGGCGCCGGCTGGGCGACCGAGACCGGCGACCGCAGCGAGAGCGACACGCCGAAGATCGACCGCATCTCGATCCCGCTGCACGAGCTGTCGGCGCTGCCGAAGGCGTCGCAGCGGCTCCTCGACGACTCGGCCTTCGACGTCGAGGGCTGGCTGGCGCAGCGCATCGCGGACAAGTTCAGCCGCGCCGAGGCCTCGGCCTTTATTTCGGGCGATGGCATCGACAAGCCGACGGGCTTCCTGAACTATCCCAAGGTCGACAACGAGCTCTGGGCGTGGGGCAGCCTCGGCTACGTGCCGACGGGTGCTGTGGGCGACTTCTCGGGCTCGGACCCGGCGGATGCGATCGTCGATCTGGTCTATGCGCTCGGCGCCCGCTACCGCGCCAACGCGACCTTCGTGATGAACTCCAAGACCGCCGGCGCGGTGCGCAAGATGAAGGACGCGGACGGCCGCTTCCTGTGGTCGGACGGCCTGGCCGCGGGCGAGCCCGCCCGGCTGATGGGCTATCCGGTGCTGATCTGCGAGGACATGCCGGACATCGCGGCGGATGCCCATGCGATCGCCTTCGGCGATTTCCGCGCCGGCTATACCGTTGCCGAGCGGCCGGACCTGCGCATCCTGCGCGATCCGTTCTCGGCCAAGCCGCACGTGCTGTTCTATGCCACCAAGCGCATCGGCGGCGACGTCAGCGACTTCGCGGCGATCAAGCTCCTGAAATTTGCGGCGGCCTGATGCCGGGGTGACCCGGTAGCAGTCATCGCAGATGGTTCGCCCCGGCCTGGCCGGGGCTGACCCGACACACCCCCGCGCATCCAGTTGCTGCTCCTCCCTCCGTCCGGGCGTGCGGGGGTGTGTTCGACAGACGACCCGACCGGGGCCACCGGGCGGTTCCCGGTGCGGCGGACCCGTTCCGGCGTGGGCAATCAGGAGAACTCCATGATCTTGACTGAAGTGAGCACGCCCGCCGCGGCGGCGGTGCCGGTGCGCGCGCTGGCCGATCACCTGCGGCTCAGCACCGGCTTTGCCGACGACGGGTCCGAGGACGCGGTGCTCGAGCTCTACCTGCGGGCCGCGATGGCGGCGATCGAGGCGCGGATCGGGCAGGCGCTGCTGAGCCGGGAGTATTCCTGGACGGTGACGCGCTGGCGCGAGGACGCGAGCCAGGGGCTGCCGATCGGGCCGGTGCTGGCAGTCGACGCGGTCACGCTGATCGGTGCGGACGGTGCCGAGACCGCGGTCGAGCCCGAGGCCTGGTCGGTGCTGCGCGACAGCCGCCGGCCGCGGCTGGTCGGGCGGTTCGGCCGCAACCTGCCGCGTATCCCGCGCTCGGGTCATGCGGAGATCCGGTTCTCGGCGGGCTACGGCGCGTCCTGGGAGGACGTGCCGGCGGACCTGCGCCAGGCGGTGCTGCTGCTGGCGGCACATTACTACGAGAACCGGTCGGAGACGCCGCAGGGTGCGGGCGCCATGCCGTTCGGGGTGCTGGTGCTGATCGAAGCCTACCGCTCGATCCGCATCGGGGGAGCGGGGCTTTGAGCGGCAGGCCGGATCTCAAGCGCAAGCTGGTGCTGGAGGCGCGGCAACAGGTGCCCGACGGGTCGGGCGGCTACACCGTCGACTGGCAGGCGCTGGGCACGCTCTGGGCGGACATGTCGGCGCGGACGGGCAGGGAGGACTTCGTCGCGGGTCAGACGACCCCGCGGGTGAAGTACCGCATCCTGGTCAGAGGGGCGCCGTGCGGCGCCCCCTCCCGTCCGCGCCCGGACCAGCGGTTCCGCGACGGCGAGCGCGTGTTCAACATCCTGACCGTGGCCGAGCACGACGCCGCCGGCAGGTTCCTCGAAATCTATGCGGAAGAAGGGGTGCTGCCGTGAGCCATGCCCTTTCCCCCGCGCTGCAGGCCGCGGTCTTCCAGCGGCTGGCGGGCGATGCTGCGCTGACGGCGCTCGTTGGCACGGCGATCTACGACGCGCCGATCGAGCGCACGGCCGACGAGACGGCGCCGGATCACGTGACGCTGGGCGAGGAGACCGTCCGGCCGAACGACACCATGACGAGCCGCGGCGCGATCCACGACTTCGACGTGACGGTGCATTCCGGACGGGACGGCTTCGACACGGCAAAGCGCATCGCCGCAGCGATCTGCGATGCGCTGGTCGACGCGCAGCTCGTGCTCGACGCCGGCCGGCTGGTCGGCCTGCGGTTCCTGCGGGCGCGCGCCGAGCGCGGCCGCGCCCCCGAGAAACGGAAGATCGCCCTGCGATTTCGCGCCGTCCTGGACCAGGACGACTGAGCCACTTTTGACGAGGACAAGGACATGGCGGCCCAAAAAGGCAAGGACCTGCTGATCAAGCTCGATATGGACGGCGCAGGCACGTTCGAGACCATCGCCGGGTTGCGCGCGACCCGGATCACCTTCAACGCCGAAACCGTCGACGTGACCAACATGGAAAGCGCCGGCGGCTGGCGCGAGCTGCTGGGCGGCACGGGCGCGCGCAGCGCCGCGATCAGCGGCTCGGGCGTGTTTCGCGATGCGGCCACCGACGAGCGGGCGCGGGCGCTGTTCTTCGGCGGCGCGATCCCGACCTTCCAGGTCATCATCCCGAGCTTCGGCATCGTCG